GCGTGGGTACGCGGTGTAGTGAACCCAATTTATCAAAAGCGCGGTCAGAATATTCAGATTTTGAACGTAGGTGCGCTGGATAATCAAATGGCGTCATTAGTGTTGGAAATGCTGAAACGTTGGCAAGCAAGAGGTGGACTATGAAATTATGCCGATGCCCTGTATGCCACTCTGATATTCATTTAGATCAACTTTTAGAAGATGAAGCGGGGCGAGAAATTTTAGTGCAGCTCACTGAGTTAAAATATGGTGTTGCGCGACCTTTAGTTTCATACATTGCGCTATTTCGCCCGGATAAATCAGCGCTAAGCAACTCAAGAGCGGTTAAATTAATGCGCGAGGTATTAGATTTATTCCCACCTTCTCAATTATTAGCCCACTGTTTGAGTGAAACGGTCAACTCAGTGCAGAAAAAGCGCCGAGAAAGCCGAAATCTCGCGCCGCTTAACAATCACCGCTACTTAATGCAAGTGATGGAAACTAACAGACCACTCTTTTCCGGCACAGGGTCTGCCGCCGTAAATAACGCAGAACGACAACAGGCAGAGCACACTAACCACGGCAATGATGATATTGAAAACACCATTTTATATATTGAGCGTTTTTATCAGCTGGGGCAACCTGTGGAACATTTACCAGGCTATGATGTATGGAAAAAGTGGAAAGATAAACAGCAAAAATGAACTTTTTTTAACCGCCGAAAGGCGGTTTTTTTATTTATAAATCAAGTAATTATTTTTAAGCAAAGACTTGACTTGCAAAAATAATCCGCACAACGCTTTGTAAAATCGCTATAATTTTGAACAATAGTGATCGTCCAACCAGTAGAGGTGGCTATGTTGAATGCAACCAATGAGCAAATTGAAACGTTTAATGAAAAAGCGCCTGAAATTTTGGCGGATTTAGCAAAGCATACAGAAGTAAAAATTAAAGAAAAAATCGCTGATATTGAGCCAAAACTCGCCCAGCAAATCAGCATTGAAGTGGCAAATCATATAGCGCAATGCTGGGGCGGTGAGGTGATTTATATCCCACGCAACCTTGTTTTATTGCTAAACGAGCGTGACCGGAAGATTTATCAAGAATTCAACGGCACAAATCACCGTGAACTCGCACGAAAATACAACGTATCAATGCAGTGGATTTATCAGATAGTGAAAAAAATCACAAAAGAAGAAATCGCAAGACGTCAGTTTGATATGTTTGGCAATGCGTAACCGCTAAAAGTGAGAAAAAACGTCCGAAAGGGCGTTTTTTATATGAATAAAATTAAATTAAAGGTATTATTAGTACATTGCTTTTGCCAATTTAAGGGATAAATAATGAAAAAAATACTCTCTATGCTTTTAACAGGTGCGCTTGCTTGTTTATTATCCTCTTGTTCAGAGGAACAAGACTCAAACGCTCCAACATCATCAGAAATATCAGATGTAAAACTAAATCTTTATAAACTACTTCCTAAAGACAGTGATAAAGCTGCGACTTGTGAAAGTAGAAAAATTGGAGAGCATTATTATCTAGCGTGCAATTACATTGCCATTGGGCAATCGCCATCATCGTTGTATGTTTTTTATTATGATAAAGTAAAAGATCCTGTTAAACGCTTCTATGCTCTCAATGGCAAAGCTATGAGCCTATACGATGAAGAATTGAAATATGTGTCAATGCTAGGCAATTATAAAGACACATTTGGGCTTCCGCTGCCTGAAAGTATTAATATGGGCGAAGTAATGAAAGAATTTGCATTTATGCGCAAATAACGTCTTTAAATCACTTTAAAATCAATAAAACCACATCCGTTTTAAACTCCTTTTAAGT